ATGCCTTTGAGCTTTATTAAGGAGGTAGCGAAATGTCGAAATTAGTCATAGGAACGAATAGCTGGACGACAGTGGCCGAGGCGAACACCTACATGGAAACCAGGTTCGGCTCGTGGGAATTCTGGACTGACGAGACGAACAAGGAAGCCGCGCTCATCACGGCATATAACAAGATTGTCAATTCAGGTTTCTTCGCCGACCTTCCCGACACCGCCAATGTCGGCATGAAAGCTGCGCAGTGTGAGATGGCCCTTTTCCTTTGTATGGAAGGCGGGGACATTAACCGCCGGGCAGGGTTACAAGCCCAAGGCGTTGTTCAGGCCGGGATTGCGAAAGAGACCTACGACCCGAACGCACGCGGGAAACTGGCCTTTCCCCCCGAAGTTCTCGCTCTGCTGAAAGACTATTCGCAGGAAGATAACGGAGCTTTTGGAGATGACCTAACGCGTGACGATACGGAGGATGTGGCTTAATGGCTTTTCGTCTCACAATCAAGGGGTTCGCCAAGGAGATATTCTTGGACAAACGAGTGGAGCAACTAGCATACACGTACCGAGCAGCGCAGAAGAGCCTCATAAGAAAGTTGCGCGATATCGATATTACCGACTTCCAGAAAGCCCGAGCGCAGATTTTACTGGCCCAGGTTAACCGTGAGATTGCTATGTTAGACCAGATGGCGCGAAAATGGGCGAAGGGGACGATTCCGACGGCTTACAATTTTGGGTTGGATATCTCAGAAGACAGACTCCGGCAAATGGGGATCACTAAATACGTCAATATGACCTCAGCGATTCATACTGAGGCCGTGGCAGTTCTGACCGACAATGTCACTCTCGACCTTCTGACCGCGAACCAAACGATTAAAAAGAACACGACGCGATTCATTCGGGCGACACAGCAGCAGGTAATCGAAGATAAGCAGATTTCAAAAGCCATCGCCGAGGGGTTGATCCAGGGAGAAACCCGGAAAGAGATTTCAAACCGGATCCTGAAAGATTTTGAGAAGCAACTTAAGGACGAGAAGTTCATCACAATCAACGGTCGAAACTACGAGCCGGAGGGATATAGTCGAATGGTAGCGCGATCCAGAGTGGCGGAGGCTTCGAACCAGGCGAACGTCAACGCGGCCCTTCAATATGGGGTTGACCTGGTGCAGGTAGATATCCACGCGGGCTCATGTGAGATGTGCGATCATTTCCAGGGAAGGATTTACTCTATCTCGGGGAACGATCCGGACTTCCCTCCGCTCGATGAACGCCCGCCCTATCATCCGAACTGCTACTCGGAAGATACCGATGTTTATACTGCGTCGGGATGGAAAAAAATTAGAGATGTCGCCGTCGGAGAGATGATCTTGTCTTTAAATCCGAAAGACTTTTCTCTTGAGAACGTTCCCGTCGATAGAAAGGTTGCAACTAAGAGTGACACGATGATCCATTTTCAAAGCAGGGTAGCGGATATTCTCGTGACCAAGGATCATAAAATGTTCTATCAGACTGACTGGAATAGTAAGCATAAAAAATATAAATGGCAGTTCGTTGATGCAAACTCCTTGACGAATTGCGGAAGATTCTACGCCAGTTCAGAATGGTCGAGTAAAGACCGGGTATCGAATGTGTTTGCTCGTTTTTTGGGAATTTGGTTATCAGAAGGATCAGTTTCGCCCAGAAAGATAGGGAAGAATTTGCTCATTTCAATAGCACAGAGCCGCAGAGTAAATCCCGATAAGTTTTCGGAAATATTAGAAATCATCACACAAGCTTTCCCGAATAAAAAGCTTTATGTAAATAACAACAGCATCCGATTCTATGACTTGAATTTAGGTAAATACCTTTTGCAATTTGGGAAGGCTGCGCATAAATTCGTCCCTAATGAAGTCAAGATGTCCGGGAAGACAATAATCCGTGACTTCCTAGACTGTTATCTCATGGGTGATGGCAGTTTAAGAAAGGGCAAACTTTGGAAAAATGGGAAGTTCAGAGATGAACGAATCTATTTCACTTCTTCTAAGCGAATGGCTAGCGATCTGGGAGAGTTAATCCTGAAGGTAGGAAGAAGGCCATCATATCATTTGCAAAAAACAAAGGGAATCGTTGTCAAGCATAAGAACGGAAATTATATCGGCAATCACGATATTTGGCTTGTCAGGGAGTGCTATTCGCAATATATCTCTTTGCAGAACATGAAGATTGAAGAAATCCCGTATGGGAAGAATGCCTATTGTCTTTCTCTTCAAAAATTTCATACCTTGCTGGTGCGCAGGAACGGGAAAGTTGTATGGAGCGGTAATTGTCGGCATCAACTTCTTCCGATGACGAAGGAAGCGCTTGAGGATCGAGGGCAAATGGCGGGGGCGATAAAGTTCAGTAATTCGTCTCAGAAAGTTTCTTCGATAAAGCAATACGAGGAGGGTCTCTATGTTTAGGGCATATATGGCAGATGATGTAATTTTGGTTCGTAAAACTGGGGTCGCTACCTGGGGGGAGAAATCAACGAACCGCAAACAGGTCAAGGCACGGGTGGAAGACAAGAATGTTTTGGTTCGGGGTGCGGCGGGAGAGAATATTTTAACCAGCGCAGTTGTTTACATAAACGACATCGACCTGATCCCCAGCGACCGCATAACGATCAATGGAGTTGAACATCCTATTCTAAGTATTAAGAAACATAAATCCTTTTCAAGGACCGGGATCATGGAGGTCGGAATTGGCTAAACCAGGGTTGACATTAGACTTCAGCAAAGCGCTTCCGAATCTTGCGAATGCGAGCAATTCGATTCTGAAGGCCGCCGAAAAGGGGATAGGAAGAGCAATGCTTCAGCTTAAAACCGACATGATAACACAACGACCAACTGCGCCGATTAAAGAGGGTTTCTTGCGGGGATCAACGTCTGTTCATGTGCAAGAGGTGGAGCTTCCAGTCCCACTGGGCCCGCGTGAACGGCCAGATAAAAAAGTCCAGGGATATAAAATCCCGCTTCAAGCCGGGAGACTTTTGGGAATGATTGGAATCAATGTCCCCTATGCAGCCAGGTGGCATGAAGTTCCGGCGCATTTCACCGATCCTGAAGCGGGCAATAAGTACCTCGAAAGCAAAATGGCGAATAATAAGGAGCTTTACAAAAAGATCATAGTGAACTCGATCAAAGAAGAAGAAGCGAGGGCGAGATGATAAAAGAGCTTACTCAGTATATCGAAAACAACACAGCTTTTGTAATTGATACAGATTTATTCGCGGGGTTCCGACCAGCAGACGCCCCCGACAGATGCGTTGCCGTCTTGGAGCCTACTGGAGGAGCGGTAAACTCCTACTTCCCCGACGCAGGGGAGAAGGTCGTCCAAATACTTACCCGAGCACCCGGCTACTGGGACGCTCGTTCAGACGCATACGTGGTCTTCGATTTGCTCAAATCGTTGGCCCAGGTCACGCTTCCGACGCTTGTTTCGGACTTGACCTATAAAGCTGAGTTTATTGAGGCTCAGCACTTTCCCCAGTCGCTTCAGCAGGACGAGGAAGGTAGATGGGAATTCAGTGTTAATTTTATCATCCGTATACGGGAAATGTAACAGAGGAGGTTTAAAATGCCAGAGGCATTGATTAAAGACTTAGGGCCATGTCAAGTAACGTTCAACAGCGTGGACCTTGGCAAAACAAAAGGCGGAGTTATCTTCCGCGACAGCATGAACCAGGTCGAAGTCATGGAAGACCAGGCCGGGAGCACTCCAGTTGACCACATCTTGACGGGGAGAAAAATCTCCGTCGAGATATTGATGTCCAGAAGTACTTTAGCGCAGTTGATCAAGGTCATTCCTGGGGCATCCAGCTTGGGTTCGTACACGATCATCAACAACAAGTCCAGCATCACAAGAGCATCAACAGCGGCATCGTTGATCCTTGCTCCGTTGGTGAACGGGGTCGCGAGCACCGAGCGGTTGACGATTTTCAAAGCGTCACCGATCACGGACATCGAACTCAGCTTCGATAACGAGAATCAAAGAGTATATAAAGTCACGTTCAACGTCTATCCTGACGCTGACAATAGCAACCGACTTTATCAAATCGGAAACTAATGAGAATCAGTTTCTTACTGACCGCCTAGCGCGGAGAAGGAGGATTCAAATATGGCGAGGTTCAATTCGGATGAAAAGGTCTTCGAACCCATCGAAGTGGTGCTAGGCGGGAAGACCTATTCTATCACTGAAATCAAGCAGGAAATGTTCGATAAGATCAAGGCAATCGCTGCCGAAGACAAGGGCGGAACTGAAACGGTTTTTCAGCAGCTCGCTGTTCTCCTGGGGGAGGATGTTGTTGTCATGCGCGGGGTTGACCTGCGTAGGTTGAGCGCGGTGCTTAAGTTCTTGACGGACACGATCACTGCTCAAATTGAGGGTAAAGCGGGAAACGCCTGACGGGAAAGCTGAGGCTATACTCGACAATAGCCTCAGTTTTCCCAGGGCTTTTCAAATTCGAAGAACTTTGTGAATTGGATTACCGTGAGCTGATGACAATTTACCGGGAAGCTCAACGAAAGGAAATCGAGTTGAACCTGAATCTCCTGGTGGTATTTCGAGCCGCGCAATCTGCGAACGATTCGTACCGTTCAGCAATTGAGGAAATGAAGAGAAGGATGAACTCACTCGTCTCCGGCGAGACAGAGTCTGTCCGTCAGAACTGGGCGGAACTTAAAAAGCGAGGTAGATAATGGCCTTTAATATCGGAGCGATAACTGGTGAACTGGTTCTCAATATTGGGGATTGGGAAAGCAAAATCAAGAAAGCCACGGAAAGCACCCGTAGCCTTGAGGGGGCGGTCATTAACAACAGCGCCCAAATCCTTAAGATGGGTCTTGCTCTCGCGGCTGTGGGTGGGGCGATTGTTGCGCTTGACGTTAAGATGCTGAAAATGGCCGCTGACACTCAACTTACCGGGACGCTCTTTTCAGCTTCGTTCGGGGGAATGAGCGATTCGGCAAAGGTATGGAGCGATAATCTGAGCAAGGCGTTCACGCTTAACGCTTCGGACACGATGAAGGCGTTGGCCCAACTCAACAATATGGCTAAGGGCCTGGGCGTAGCAGACGATTCAGCTTACCAGATGTCGAAATCCTTAACTGTTCTCAGTCTTCAAATGTCGAGGTTCTTCGGTATTACTCAAGGCGATGCAGCGGGGCGGCTGCAGATGGCGCTCGCGGGAATGACTCGCTCACTCCGGGAACTAGGTATCGTTATCAAAGAGCAGGAGATCAATCAGTATGCTCTGACACATGGGATCATCAAGCACGGAGAGGCCCTTTCGATGTCCCAGCGGGCCCTGGTTGTCTATAGTCTTCTGGTTCAGAAAACAAAGTTCTTGCAAGACGCTATGGGCGCGTCATCCCAGAATCTCACTAGTCTGTGGAATATTTTCACTGGCCAAGTCACGGAATTGGGGGAGACTCTTGGCGCGGTTTTGATTCCAGTAGCCACGGCGTTTCTTAAAGTAGCAACAAAACTGGTTCTCTGGGTGATTGACATTGCGACGAGGTTCCCGGCGGCCACAACCGCTATTGTCGCGGGTGGCGCGGCGCTTGGTCTATTGGCTTCTGGGGCAGGTGCGGCATTGCTGGTGCTTCCTGGCCTTGCTGTAGCGGCAGCGGGCCTTGGGGTTACTATGGGGACGTTGCTTGGAGGCACCGCTCTCGCAATCGGAGGAGTCACCGCCGCTGTCACTGCGTTGGTTTTCGCGATCCAGAATGTGGATTTCCTGAAAGAAGTATTCTTCCGTTTCGCCCAGGGGGTGAACCAAGCTTTCGCGGATATTCAAAATGCCCTGGCGAACTTCTTCAAGCAAGCAGCGAAAATTTCGCCTGTATTGAAAGAGCAATTCGAGACGCTGGCTTTGAGTTATCAAGCTTCCGCCGCTCAATTCACACGTGACGCGAATAAAATGAGCGGGGTCGCGGATGCGGCATATGCGACTCAGATCAAAAAAGAAGAAGACCTTGGGACTATTCGTATCATTAAGGCAGGGGAAGGAAAAAAGGCCCTCACCGATATGTGGCAAGGAGCCATTGACGCTGCTAAAAACGCTTCGGACATATTAGGTCGAGGCGATTGGCTCGATCAACTTCAACGGCAGATAGCTTCCTTTGGCGCGTTTGGCCAGAAGATTCACGGGCTTCTTGCGGATTCGATAGGTAACACTTTTTACGATTTGACGATGGGGCTTTCTTCTCTTCAGGAAGCAGCCGCGAGCTTTGGAAGAAATATCCTCAAGATGCTTTTTGAAATTGCGGCTCAATGGATCGCAACGAAAATCGTGATGGGCATGGGGTTCTCGTCTGTCGCTGGTGGGGTTGCGTCGGCGGGTTCGATGACAACAACGATTCCGGCAGTAACCATGGGTTCTTCGATTCCCAGTTTTGACTCCGGAACCAGTAACGTCCCCTATGACATGATCGCTAAAATCCACAAAGGCGAGCGGGTGGTTCCCGCCGGCGAAAACTTCGGAGGGCAAGTCATCGAGCTTACAATTCACAACGCAATCACGACTGAGGTTGTGGCGATGGCCATGCAATCACGCGAGGGGGCGGGAGTGATTGTCAATACCATCAATATTGATTCTTTAAGGAACGGGGTTACGCGCCGGGAGGTCGTCAAAAGATGAGCGATTTTGCTTTAGCAATAGAGTCAGTGGAAGAGCTCCTGGACTATGAAGTCCTGGAGTCTAAGTTCGAAAACGGGGCCGAGCAACGAAGGCTCAAGCACACGAGCGCATTGATAGGGTGGCGGTGTAAATCCCCTGCGCTTGTGCTGGCGGGAATGACTGCGTACAGGGATTTTTTTACAGGCAAATATGGTTCATTGACCTCGTTCACTTGGACAAGCCATATTGATGGGGTTGAGTATACCGTTAAATTTTCCAAGGGATCTTTCAGGGTTGTCCGAGACGAAGGGCACTTTCGGGTGACGTGGGATTTTGAAAGGGTCATCTAATGAAAATTACCAGTGATGTCTTCAAGCAAGAAAAGAACAAACTGACCAACCAGCCGATCCATCTTTACACCGTCCATGATTACGATGGGGCGGGAACAAACCTTTTGCTTGCCGAGTACCCGGAAAACGTCACATTTAACGGGATAGAATACGTTTCTTTTCCGATAACCTTTGACAGTATCAAAGAAAACTCCAAAGGACAAATTGATTCCACGACGCTGAAAGTCTCGAACGTCATGCGGGTATTCGGGGGTTACTTTGAGATTTACGATTTTCGCGGGAAGAAGGTAACGGTCAAAACCGTCTGGGCGAATCTTCTGGCCGACACGACCTCATATATCGACGACATTTATTATATCGATTCGTACAGTGCAGATCAGGTCAATGTGAGCTTCACGCTGACGACAAAGTTCAACGTCTTGGCCATCAGTCTCCCTCTCCGTTCTTATTCGCGGAACTATTGCAGTTGGCTTTTCAAAGGAACCGAGTGCGCTTATGCCGGGGAGGAGACGACCTGCAACAAAACAAAACAGCAGTGCAAGGAATACAGCAATTATTCCCGGTTTGGCGGGTTCCCTTCGATACAACCAAAGAGGGCGGTGCTGGCATGATAACAGAACTCGAAATCGTTAGGAAGTATCTTGGAGTGGAGTATCATCCCCAGAAAATGAACTGCTGGATGTTCGTGAAGGCGATTTACTCTGACCTGGGGCGGCCCCTGGTAGACATTCAGGATTTTCTTGAAACCAAGAATGTGGATGAGGTTCCCCGCTTGGCCCAGGAGTATAAAGACGCTGTGGTCAGTGTAGAAAAACCAGAATTGTTCGACATGGTTATGCTGAGCATTCACGGCAAATTGCACGCGGGAATAGTTCTATCCAAGGGTCGATTCATCCACCTAATGAAAGCAGGGGCGGGCGTTTGCAAGTTGGGCGACTTGCGGTGGTGGTCAAACATAATCGGATATTATAGGCAGGTGGCTTAATGCTGAATTTCACATATGTCCCAGAACGATTTTCGAAAAAGGGCTCTGTATTAAAGGCCGAAGTATACGATCCTGGCAAACCGTATATTTACTACATTCAAAGACTTAAACTTTTTCCCGAAAAATTCGATCCTGAAAAATTCACGATCATTGACGCAGGGGCGGTCGTGACTGACCTGAATAAAATCCCCAAGCGGAAGGCCCAGGTTGTTATCACTCCCAAGATCGAATGGGGACTTTTGGTATGGGCGGCAAATGCAATATGGACTTATGCTTTGGCGCATCCATATGTCTTTTGGATGACGGTTGTCTCCACAAGTTATTCAATTTATTCGTCCCTGACAACAAAAGCGCGTATGCCCTCCTTCGGGGGCTTCGGCGCGGGGATGGATGAGTCCTCTCCCACATACGGCTGGGACGGGATCAAGCAGACCTGCGAGGTAGGGATCCCGGTATCTATCGTTTACGGCGAGCACCGCACGGGAGGGAATGTTATTAACGAATATGTCCGGACAGACGGTAATCTCAATTATTATCACTGCCTCACATGCCTGGGAGAGGGAGAGATCGAGAGCATTGAGTCCGGCCTCGTCAATAAAAACCCCATTGAGAACTTTTCGGGAATAACCGTCACGAAACGTATGGGCACGAATAGCCAGACGGTAATCCCGAACTTTGAAGATTTGCATAATCTCAGTAATTCAATCGATATAGAACTGCTCAAAAACGATCCATATATTTATACGACTGTGGACGACGACGTAGAAGCGTTCGAAGTACACCTTTCTCTTCCCAATGGGCTATGGGCTCAGGTCGCAGAAACAGGGCAGATAACGGCATGGGAAGTTTCTTATCGGGTGGAATATAAATTACATTCGGCGGGGAGTTACACTGACCTTGGAATAATGACTATCAGCGAAAAGAACCGCTCGACGGTTCGTAGGGTGTTTCGGAAAGCCGGGTTAACTGCGGGGCAATATGATATCAGGATTACCAGGACGAGTGACGATAATGACGACACACACACTGGCACCCTTTACCTGCTCTATATTGACGAGATAAAGTGCGATGATCTTACTTACCCCAATTCAGCCCTGGTTGCAGTCGAGGCCCTAGCCACGAACGAGCTCAGCGGTTCGGCCCCGAACCTAACCTGGGTCGTTAAGGGAAAAAAGGTTCGGGTTCCCGACGTGCGGACTGCGGGAGACATCGCGGTCGCCTGGGATGACTATTATTATGATCCTGACGCGGAACTTTTCAAGCTCCTTGCTGACGACACCGCGCTTGTCTGGGACGGGGTAACCTATGTCACCGCTTACAGCGCGAATCCTATCTGGTGCTGCCGTGACCTCATCCTCGCCTCACGCTACGGCCTCGGAAGGTTTATCGATTCCACCTTGATGAACGATAGTCGGCTTCTTGAAGGGGCCCTGTATTGCGAAGAGAAAGTTGCGGATGGCATAGGAGGCTGGGAAAAGCGTTATCGTCTGGATGTTGTTATCGATTCTCTGACAAGGGCGCTTGACCTTATCTCGCAGCTCACCGCCGCATTTAATGCCTTTCCTTTTTACAGTTCGGGAATGGTCGGAATGATTGTCGATAAAGCACTTGATCTCCCCACTCAAGAATTCGGGATGGGGAATATCATCAAAGACTCGTTCAACCAGTCATGGAAATCTATTTCAGAAATCCCGAATGTTATCGAAGTCACGTTCAACGATGCCGAGAAAGACTATGAGCAAGACACGATTCTGGTGAAGGACGAAGTCGCCCTGGCTGCTGGGGAGCCGGAGCGCCCAATCAAGCTGAGGGTGTTCTGCACGCGGACTACTCAGGCCATTCGTCTGGGAAGATATGCCCTTTATGTCGCAAAATATATCAACCGTTCAATAACCCTTCGGGCCGGGATTGATGCTATTCTTTGCCAGGTAGGGGACAGAATTGATATTGCTCACGACGTTCCTGCGTGGGGGTTCTCAGGCCGACTTGCGGCGGGGAGCACGACGACAACAGTTTACCTTGACCGTTCGGTTGAGGTGGAGTCCGGAAAGACATATGAAGTCCAGGTCTGCTATGGCGCGAACGTGATCGAAACCCGGACAGTTACTTCGGCGGTGGGGGCGCATACCTCTCTGACTATCACGCCCGCGCTCACGGGCACGCCCGAAGAAGATGCGGTTTATTCTTTCGGGGAAGAGAACATCGTCTGTAAACCTTTTATCGTGGTTTCTCTTGACCGTCTTAATTCAGACGAGGTTGAGATCAGCGCAGTGGAATATGATGCGCGGGTATATTCCGAAGACGCTATGATTCTTCCACAGACGAACTACTCCGCACTGGAGTTCGATACTCCCTTAGTTACTGACCTCGCGCTTACTGAGCGCCTTGTCAAACTCGGGGATGGAACGATCGAAAACTGTATTGACGTGTGGTTCGCAAAGCCATCAATAGACGACAGGCATATCTGGGCTTATGAGAAAGCGAAAATTTACCTTTCGGATAATGGCGGGGCCAGTTGGGTGTATCGGGGAGAAACCGATGGGGCGTCTTTTTCTATTATCGGCAATATTGAAGCGGGGACCGAATACACCGTTGCTGTTGTTTCCGCTTCTAAGTTTGGAAAAGATAAAGCAATTTCAGCATGTCCCCAGGAAACTATCACAGTCCAGGGCAAGGCGCTTCCCCCGAACGATGTCGCTGGGTTTGTAGTTATCCAGAGCCGTGATCGACTTTATATGACATGGACGAGCGTTTCAGATGCCGACCTTTCCGGGTATGAAATCCGCAAGGGAACGAGTTGGGGATCCGGCGACCTAGTGGCGACGAACATTCGTCAGAATTATCTCATCAGCCTGAGCATTGAAGTGGGGGCAGCCCAGGATTACTGGATTAAGGCAATCGATACTTCCGGCAATTATTCAGACGCTGCGACACAAGCCATTCTCACTGTCGACAATGTCCCATTCACGAACCTTATCGAAAGCTATTCAGAACAAACCGCCTGGACGGGCGACAAAGTCGGGCTGGTAAAGAGCGGGGACAACTTGAAGTTTATTCCAGGCCCTTCCGCTTCGATAAGCCCTAGTATGTCTCCTAGCACAAGTCCCTCGCCGTCCAAGAGCCCATCAGCTAGTCCTAGCCACTCAGCGTCGGCTAGTCCTTCTCCTTCGATTAGTCCAAGTAAATCACCGTCAGCAAGTCCTTCTTCGAGCCATTCACCGAGTCACTCTGCCTCTGCGAGTCCTTCACCAAGCGCTTCTCCTTCTTCCAGTCATTCACCTAGCCATTCAGCTTCGGCAAGTCCTTCCCCGAGTGCCTCACCAAGTCCTTCTCCTTCAGTGAGCCCTTCATCCTCTAAGAGTCCGTCGGTGTCGCCTTCGGTTAGTCCGTCGGCGAGTGTCTCTCCTTCGGTCAGCCCTTCTCCGGGAAGTTACCTGACGGGAACGTACACCACCCCGGTGCGAGACGTGGGGTTTGTCGCAACGTTCAAGATCGGAATAGACGCTGTCGCTACGGTTTCGAGCGACGATACCTGGCAGGCTTTCGGAGAGCAAACGTTCGAAGATCTCGAGGATAGCGATCGTTTCGCGGGCGCGGAACTTCCGGGGGCATTGACTTTTGAGATTATAACTTCTGAGGATAACATCACCTGGACGGATTGGGCGGCTTGGCAGCCGGGCGATTATCGCTGCCGATACTTTCAGCTTCGTATGACAATGACACGCTCGAGCACTTCGCAAATATTATTGTGCTCTCAGTTCGATTATTACGCTGACCTCCCGGACGTTGACGACTTCGGGACAGGAGAGGTCACAGTAGCGGCAGACGGTGCCGTGATTACTTTCGTCAAAGAGTACCATCAAATTCCTTCCGTCAACATCGACATTTTGAGTGGTGACGGTTTCATTCATAAATTCACGGTGGCCCCGGACTTGACAGACACCACCATAAAACTTTACAGCCTCGCGGGAGTCACGCAGACCGGGACGTTCCGCTGGGCAAGCCATGGAGTCTGAAAAATGAAAAGCATCATTCCTCACAAACTGGTGGTTTCCTTCTCTACCGACGGGTCGGTCAAGTCGGCGATTCTACAATATAAAATCAACGTTGACGGTGCCGTCAAAAATGAGTTTTTTACGATGGCCGTTAAAGACGGCATCAGCAAGGCCGTGCTTGACGGAACTCTCGCAATGGCAAAAGCGCATGTGGAACTGGGGGAGAAAATAAATGAATAAGAAAAACCTGGTGGGGCTGGGGGCGATTCTTTCCACATTGGTTTCCTTGGGAATGTGGATTTGGTACGGATCACTTCCATCATTCGATAAAGCAGAGGCGTCGTTCAATGAAACAAACTCAACTTTCGAGGAGGTAATTAAATGAGAAAAATTTTTACAGTCTTAACCCTGGGTTTGTTTTTGGTTGCGTCTCCCAGTTATGCGGTCTGGAACGCGGCAAAACCCGCAAATGACGGTAAGATCAAGGAAGCCCCAGCGGAGATTCGGGCGAACTGGGCTGCTATCGCTACGGGAACGGATGCGGTTCTTTGCGTCAACAACGCGAAGATGTGCGCGGCAGCAGCGATCGGGGACGATAAGCTGGCACAGATAACAAACCCGGCTAAGGTTTCGGGTGCGGCCTTGACCTTGTTGGGGAGCATTCCCAGTTCGGCAAACGGCCAGGTACCAATTGCCAACGGAGGGACGGGGCAGTCCACCGCGACAACAGCAGCGACGGCACTTCTTCCGACGCAGACGGGGAATTCAGGCAAGGCCCTTGTCACCAACGCCACGGTTCAATCCTGGGGATATCCCGCGAGTTTAACGATAGCTAGCGCAGCGACGGGAGACTTGCTTTACTACAATGGCACGGTATGGACGAGAATTGCTGCGGGGACAAGCGGGTATTATCTTAAAGCAGCAGGAGCAGGGGCTCCAGTGTGGACGGATGTTTTTAATATAACGACCGGGCATGATCACGATGGAGCTGATAGCAAGAAAATTCCAGTGGGATCAATTAGTGCAACTGGGACTCCAGGGATTACGAATTTTTTACGAGGGGACGGTACTTGGTCTGTTGCTGGAATCACTGATTATACAGCAGGGACATATGTAGAAGTAACAGCAGCGACAGAAAGAACACAAGACCCAGATGCAGCCTATGAGAAGATGAAAGAACTCACCCCGCTTATGCGGGCGGGAACCGTAACAGTCTCTTTTGACTTATTTTGTGGAGATCCTTCAGGGAGAGGGAGAGCCTATATCAATGATATCGCTGTTGGGACAGAACAAGCACCGGGGGGGACTTATACGACTTATACAGAAAATTTTACTGTTGCTGTTGGAGATGTTATTCAGGTCTGGACTAAAGGTACTAGTTTTTCTACTAAAGTTAAAAATTTAATTGTGAAGACTGGAAAACCGACAATTCCATCCGAAGTAACAAGTTATTAAAGGAAGTCCTTATGGGCCAACAAGACAACGGTTTCACACACAAAGATGGAGCTAATAACAAGGAGCCGACCAATGGAACCAGAGCATTTAGCAACTTTTTCTCTTGAATGGATTCGGATGCTGGTTTATACGGCCATTTCTATATTCACTGGAGCCGGGGCCATAATCACCGTTACGTGGAAATTGGCTCAACACGAGAAAAAACTACGGGATGATTTTACGGATAAAATAGAATCAGCGATCAAAAACGGGGATACAAAACGAGCGAGGATTTACGAAAGGTTGGATGAATATAAAAACTTTTCTGAGGCGTCTTTTATTCGTAAAGATATGTGCGGAATCATGCACACAGGAACCGCTCAGGAAATCAGTAAAGTTTATGGGCGGTTAGATGGATTCGATCGGAAATTGACGGAAGTTGATGTGAAGCTTGACGATCTTAAAACACTAATTATCCAGGGGGTGAGTCATCATGACTGAGACCCTTCAACAACTTATTTTTTCTCTCCAGATCGTTTGGCTCGCGGCGTTCACGTGGTTCTACGGACGTGGCGGGATTCATGACAGCTGGATCCGGCGTTACCTGGGCACTGCCTGGATGACCTTGGGGGTTGTGGTATTCAGCCTTTGGCAGGGGACGTTCCACTGGGCTTATTTGAGCTTCTATCCTATCGCTATCGCAGGGTGCGTTATTGGGTACGGTAAGGGTACCCTTGGGGTGAGATTGGGCCGGAGAGCCCTACAGGGGCTAGTTTTTGGCCTATCCCCCAGTGCGATGGCAATCTACCAGCACGCCTGGGGGGCTTGGGCGTTTAATATAGGCTTGGCAATTGCGTCTTGCGTTGTGATTGGCGGATTGAACGTATTCGCCAACGCCCGCAAGAACGAGACGTTAATTGCTACGCTAAGCTTCGCACTGGTTTTATTTTTAGTGTCTAAACCATAGGAGGTTAATCATGGGATTTATTATTTGGTTTCAAACTCATTGGCAAGAAATTGTCCAGATTTACCTGGCTGTAGTTGGGGCGGCATCGCTCATCGTTAAACTTACTCCAACGCTTAAGGACGACACGATCCTTCTGAACATAATTAGGTTCATCGCGAAATATCTGGCTTTGAACGTCAACGCACCAACTGAAAGACCGAGTTAATGTGGGAAGTCATCGGGAATATTCTTAAGATCATCTTCTTTCTTCTGACTTGGCGGAGGGAGGCCACAGAGGAAAACAAGAAGGAGCAGGAGGCCCTAGCAAAGGAGGCGAGCGATGCTATTAAAAGCGGTTCTATTAGCCGGATCAATGCTGTGGTTGTTGGGTTGCGCAACCAGTAAGACGATTCTGTACCCCATCACGAACGAAGACATTTTTTTTGAAGGGGACAAAATTTGCATGAGCCAGTTTTACTTTAACGAGGTATTGCAGGCTAAGATAAAAAAGAAATAATTGCGAAATCTTCAGATCATAAAATCGTTTATGAAGGTTTCGGCAATTAAGGACTGGTCCTTCCCCCGGCTTTAAACCGAGCTTTCGGACCTCTCCGTGGATGGGAATAACCCGATCATCATCGGTTTTCGTGTCCCGGATCGTGATTGCATTATTCTCCAGATCAATATCTTTCCACTGCAATTTCATCAATTCAGACGGCCTCATTCCGGTATATAGGGCAAAGACCACATATTCGCGCATGTCATAGGCCGAACTATGCTCAAGGATCACCCCCGCCTCTTCTGCGGAAAGAAAGCGGTGGACAGGCCGTTTTTTAAGTCTATAACGCTTCAGGCTGGATAGAGGGTTAACTCGGAGGTATTTGCGCCGTAGCGCGTAGTTTATGAAGGTTATTAGGTACCTGTGTATGTGGTCGGCAGTGCTTTTAGTAATTCCCGTGGCGAATTTAGAATCTACATACTTCTCGACTTTTTCCACGTTAATTGAAGAAAGCTTACTGATCCCGGAATGATCGAGGAATTCAGTGATAAAAAATTTATACCCTGCTACGGTTTTCGGAGTCACCCGGTTTTTACAGTGTTCGAGGAATTCTTCCATTGCCTGGCGTGCGCCAGGATCCCGGCTGGGTGCCGGGTTATCGCCAATTCGCAAGGAAGTCTCAATCTCTCGTTTTTTATCTTTAGCGGTCTGTTCATCCCGTGTGCGGAGACTATAAGACTTGAGAACCCCAGCGTCATAATAAGAGACGGCCCAGACTCGCCATTTACAGCGATCGCAAAGTTGAGAATTCGGGAGTTTTTTGTGGGATTCTTTAAATCGTTTTTTTTTAGTAGCGCAAGAAGGACATAATCGCCCGCGCTGGAAAATTGATGCCATTAGAATCTCTTTTTAGGAGTTTCTTCAGGGGAAAGACGTTCTTCGATAGCGGCATCAATCAGTGATTGCGTTTCGGCAGGGGAGAGGGATATGGCTGTGGCTATTTGCCGACAGCGGTCGACAGTCGGGGCAGTCGTTAATCCCTTGCAAAGATTCATTACATACTGAGGCGACACGTTTATCGCAATGGCGACCTCGGTCTTATTCATCTTTGACGACGAGATAAAGTTGTCCAGCATGGCGGCAAATTTCATCGCAAGCATGATAACCCCGGCTGAAACAGATTGCAAAAAAATGATAAAATATTTCTTGACAACACAAAAGCACGTTGGTAGACTTTGGATGTTCCTAAAAAGAGAGGTGATGCAAAAATGAAATTTATCGGCGACAACATAAGAAAATTCCGTAGCGAATTAAACATGACCAGGGAAGACCTGGCAAGAAAAATCAAAAAAAGCAATGGGGGCAGAATCGTTCCGCGCACGATCATGAATTGGGAATGCGGCCCGCAAAAACCGGATGCAGATTCCCTGGCCCAAATGAGTGAACTTTTTCAGAAAGATCTGATCCTTTTTTTTATCCCCGTAACCTACAAAAACACTATGCTAGGGGAATCTGGCCGTTCCAGGGCCGTTCGTTGAAATTTACAGGGCAAAACTGCCCAAAGAATTGATTGTAGCGGCGTTTCCCGGATGCAAAACCGCTATTTAGAAGCAAAAAGGCATTTATGATCTCTCGCAAGATACAGACAGCCAAGAAAACCGAAACCCTTCATTTAAAAATCCCTGAACGCACACATTATCTTTTGAAAGAATTTTGCCGCAAACAAGATAGGTCATTGCAGAGTTCGGTTCTTTACCTAATCAAGCGCGGGTTACATTTAGAAAATTATGACCCAAGTCACTACGAATGACAAGGGGCAAAAAGTGACAGAAAGTGGAATTAAGTTCAAAAAGTAGAAAGTGGGAATTTTAATGGTCCTCCAGGAATATTTCAACCTCAAAGAGTCCGCCGTTTATCTTGGCATGAGCTATCGCTCAATCAAAAATGAATATCGATCCTGGGAAATGTTCGGGATCGTTCCCTCCAGGAGGCCAGGAAAAAGAGAAGTCTTTTATAAGAAATCCGACCTTGACCTTCTTCACGAAAAAACCAAAATCGTCCAGCCCAATATTTCCCGTTTGCAACCGCGGAGTTTTGTTGCAGCCGCCATCTTAATCCTGCTGCTCTTGGGATCCCCGGACTGCCGCGCACAAATTATTCAACCTGCCAAAATCGATCTTAAGAAAATCGCCATGATTGAATCTTCCGGAAACCCACGCGCATGGCGCAGGGAAGATGATAGTCGCGGGCTTTTTCAAGTCACCCCAATTTGTTTGAAAGATTATAACAACTTTCATCCGGGCGCCGCTTATAGCATGGACGATCTTTGGGATGTTTCAGTAAGCACTTTGATCGCCGATTGGTACCTTAATAAGCGGATCCCCCAGATGCTGCGGCATTTTGGGATCCCGGACACAATCAAAAACCGTCTGTGGGCGTATAACGCGGGAATCGGGAATGTCGTTAAGGGAAGAATGCCGAAAATAACCCAGGACTATTTAAGGAAATATTTCCATGAGCGAGAAGATTAATAAAAAATTCCGCAAGGTATTGCGGGCTAGGGCGCATCAGTTATTCAATGATTTCATGGACGAGGTTAAAGTCATGTCTTTACGCGAGAGAGTTCATCTCGCCTGGAGAATTTTATGCCGGGGATAATGGCGCATTGGATATGTTCGGAATGTGGGGAAACAGCCGTCGGGCATACGACAGTACCAGGAAAACACTTTTTTTTCTGTAAAGCACACTGGTTAATTTATGTAGGCATAAAGAAAGGAGTTTTGACGTGTTTGAACAACCCAAAATCAGCATCTTTGCAGCCAGCGTCCGTCCGCACCTCTGGAAAGCGTTCTTCGGTTCACTGAAATCAAACGACCTGCAATTCGAAGTCGTTTTCGCGGGGAATCTCGCCTATGACATCATCAATTTATTCTCTCCGAAATTCGAAAAGCCAAACCAGTTTTTTCATTATATCCAGACCGGGAATATCAAGCCCGCCCAAGCCGCGGAAATTGCTCGACGGCATTGTGAAGGCGAACTCCTGCACTGGTCAGCAGACGATGCGGAATATTCTCTTCGCCTAATTGATCGCATCTGGGAATCTTGGAAGAAGTTTAATGATTATAGAACTATTGTCTCCTGCCAGACAATCGAGGACGGGAGTTTCGTGCTCCTCGAGCGCCACCGTTTGTTCTGGAAAGCGCACAATACCCCGCAAATGGCGCCACTAGGATTTATAAGTTCGATCCTCTGGGACAAACTTGGGGGAATTGATCGCCGTTTTGTTTCTGGGCAATGGGACAACGACATATTGATGCGGGCGCTGAATGTTGGGGCAGAAGTAGTGTTGTTTACCGAAGGTGGAGAGATTTCACTTGATCATCGCGGTAAACATGGCGGCAACCAGGGCACATTTCGCTCAGGTTACCCGAAGGATCGGGAAGTGCTGGAGGGCGCCTGGGCGCCACAAGGAAAAGACACTGACCTTCGAACCCCACCTTTTCAGCGTTATGACGGAGGGTTCGAGCCGTTCGATCATGCCGCACCGGATTTTTTAACCGTAAGCCAAAGTAATAAGGGGATGTGGGAATGAACCGCGAGAACGTTCTTGTTACTGGGATCACCGGATCGGGGGGATCGTATATCGCAGAATATATTCTGGCGCATCATCCTGAATATCAAGTGGTGGGGATTTGCCGCTGGCACTCGACGAGTTCCTACGCAAATATCGACAATATTAAAGATAAAATAATTTTACGTGAATGTGACCTGATGGACCTTTCCTCAATTATTAGGGTTCTCAAAGATTGCCAGCCGAAGAGGATATTCAATTTAGCCGCTTATGCAAATGTACGGAAATGTTTTGACACCCCACTCTCGGTGATTAACAACAACATTATGGGGACCGCGAATTTACTGGAAGCTATCCGGATCGCGTCTCCGGACTCGCTTCTTCAGATGTGCTCGACAAGCGAAGTCTATGGCAACCCCAAGGTTTTCCCCATGACCGAGGAGCATCCGCTTTGTCCGGTGAACCCCTATTCCGTCAGTAAACTTGCCCAGGAGCGGCTGGCGTACGCTTATTTTAAGTCTTGGGGGATCCGGGTGATCATTACTCGGATGTTTACCTACCTTAACCCGCGCAGAGGAGATGTCTTCGCCACGGCCTTTGCGCGGCAGGTTGTCCGGATTGAGAATGGGTTGCAGAAGGTTCTGAAGCACGGGAACCTCGATTCACTCCGCACGATCATAGACGTACGCGACGCGATGCGGGCGTACTGGCTGGCCTGTGATCGCTGCGAACTCGGGGAAGCTTATAACATAGGCGGGGGGACCGTGAAAACTGTAGGCCAATTTCTGGATGTTCTTAAATCTCTGGCGAAAGTACCCATCGAATCCGAAGTCGATCCCGCATTGTTGAGACCTATTGACGTAACTTGCCAGATTCCCGACACGAGTAAGTTCGATACGGCAACCGGGTTTAAGCCGCAGTATTCATTTGAGGAAAGTGTTCAGTTTCTTCTGGATCACTGCCGAAAGGAGAAGGAAAGATGATTAATTATAGTCTGGCCATTGGGGTATTGATAGGGTTCTTTTTTAGCCTAATTATTAGACTCATAGCGGCATGGATCAAGGACGTGAACTACCGACTTGAAGTTATGAGATGTGATCGCAAGAATATATACGACAGGTTATGCGAATTAGAAAAGGAAAAGCAAAAATGAAAACCGCTATTCTTGGCGCAGGTTTAACGGGGCTTGAACTGGGCCGAAGGCTCCACCTCATGGGGAAAGACTTCACCATCTTCGAGAAAGAATCCCAGCTCGGCGGACTCGCCAGGACATTCAGAACGGGGATATATTCTTGGGACCTTGGGGTTCACGCGATGTACAGCAAAGACAAAATAATAACCGGGTACTATGACTCGCTTCCAATCCACATACAACGGCATACACGTAACGTAAAAATCCGCCACGGAGACAGTTTGATTTCATACCCCTTCGAAAACGCTATCAGCGAACTTCCCCTCAGGGACCGATGGGAGTGTGTACGCGGGTATTTGACTTCACACAGAAAGGAAAAGTACTCCAGCCTCGAAGATTGGATCGTTAATCGGCTGGGGTACGGGATCAGCAAGCATTTTATGACGCCGTACAATAAGAAAATCTGGGACTGTCCACTATACCTAATCTCCGCCGGACTGGTGTCCGGGAAAATCGATCCGATGAGCGTGCACTTGTTCATCCTCTCCGCGTTGGGGTATCGGACCATTGGCCGGGCGTATCAATCCAAGTTCGTTTATCCTTTAAACGGCATTCAGGAATTCATCGAGCATACCGCCGCAGATATCCGGGACAGAATTCAGATAAATAAAGAAGTCACTGAAATGAAATATAAAAACGGACGCTGGCTGGTTCATGAGGAAGAATTCGACCGGGTTGTTTCCACAATCCCCTTACCCGAACTATTGAAAATCCTGGGGATTAACGAAGCCCTCAACCTCAAATGGAATAATACACGCTTTATTATGATCGGACTCAAGCCGGGATGCACTTTCGGGAAATACCATGATTGCCACTGGGCGTTTTTTAAAGGTGCTGAGATATTTTACCGCCTCACTTTCATGCACAATTTTAGCAATAAGTTTCCCGCCGCCGTCGTGGCCGAAGTCACTGATAAATACAATGTAGAACTAAGAAAGTATGTCGTATCTGATTTATTGCGGGCGGGGATTATCCTGGGTCGGGACTGTATTGCTGAAATAGCCGAGAAACGAGTCGAGTATACATACCCAATTCCGACGATTGGGACAAGTTCGCTTGTCGAGGTAATCGAGAATGAATTGCGAGAACTAAACCTCCATCTTCTGGGCCGAAACGGACGGTGGAGATATATCAACATGGACGGGGTAATCAAGGAGGTCGATGAGTATGTCACCACAGTTATCAGTAATAATCGCGGGGATCCAAGTCGAAAGATGGGCGAATTGCTGGGAGTCAATTAATAAGGCTTTCGCGGGAGAGTGGGAACTCATTTTCGTGGGGCCGTATGAATGCCCACAAGCGGTTCTAGACAAGGGAAACGTTCTTTACATTCAGGACTTCGGGGCCCCAGCGCGGTGTATGCAGCGCGGGTTACTTGCCGCAACCGGGGACTGGGTTATGTTCACCTGGGACAATGGAGAACTGGTCAAGAATAGCATCGATGAAATTTTCGCCATGCTTGAGGAGCATGAGATGGATAAAAATGTCGCGATCGCTGGGAAGTATATCGAGGGCATACTTCCGGTTTCACAAGTCTACATGGCCAGTGAAATTTATTATCACATCACCCACCACGCCGGGGCCTGGTCGCCATTCATCCCGGACAGTTATTTGCTTTTTAACCAAGGCGTTGTTGCTCGAGAAACTATCCTGCGGTTCGGAGGCTTGGACTGTGCCTTTGAAGCTCCTTCGATGGCCCTGGTTGACCTTGCTATTCGTATGCAAAAAGGCGGGGTCAACATGATCCTTAAGCCCGAAGTAATGCTTCACGAGGACTGGACTCCAGCAACCGAAGGAGCTCACGGCCCCATTCATTTCGCCATGATCGAGCATGACCTTCCGCTGTACGCGACCATTTACCAAAACAATAAACTCGAAAAGGGGACTATCGACATTGCCGCCATAACCTATAAGGCCCAATTCGATGAGTACCGAAGTAAGGGATGCGCAGATCGTTTACTCATCCCTCTGGATAACTGGACGAACTCACCAGAAAAATGGGAAAGGAGATTCGGAAAAAATGGATAAAATTAAACTCTCAGTTTTAGTCGCGGGTATTCGTCCCTGGAATTGGAAGGCTTTGTATGATTCTGTCGCGTCCTCATTCAGCGGGACGTGGGAGATCGTCTTCGTCGGACCATACCCCCCGCTTGAGGATCTCAAAGACGCACCAAATCTGGTGTTCAAAGAAGACTGGGGATCGCCTATGCGGGCCCAGCAAATCGCTTTGACAATGGCGAGGGGCGAATTCTGCACCTGGGTAGCCGACGACGGGGTATTTCTTCCCGGCGCACTGGACGAAGCCTTCAAGTTTTATGCCGAAGAAGATTGGATATCGAACCCTATGCGTGGGGTTATCGGCAGGTACTGGGAAGGAAGCGGGGATCACGCAATCATGAACAATCCAGAATATTACCGCCTTAATTTTCACGATGGGGCGCGGAGCCGATGGATTCCAGACGATTGCTTGCTCCTCAACCTCACTATCGCCCCGACAGAAACAATACGCTCTTTCGGGGGTTGGGACTGTATCTTCGAAGCAATCCCTATGGCTCTCTGCGACCTGGGAGTCAGGGTTCATATTGCGGGAATGAGATTCAAACTTTGTCCAGGGGTGCTTTACACCTGCACGCATACCCCCGGAAGAGAGGGAGATCATGGCCCGATTCACGACGCCCAGACCTATTTTGACATGCCCTTGTTTAAGTCAATCTGGGACGGACCGAACAGGCCGGATCGGATCACTATACCCTTGGACAACTGGAAGAATGCCCCGGAACGTTGGGAACGGAGGTTCGGGCCGAAATGAAGACCAGGTACGCCTTAATTAAACCGAATACGAAGAAGGGGCAGTATGGCGCTCTTGCCGAATTGTCCGCTATTGAGATGCCGCTGTGGTTGCTCCTTCTTTCCAATCTATACGAAGACTCGCTTATAATCGACGCTGAAGCACAAGGGCTTAATCGGTTAGGAATCCTTATGACATGTCAGAACAATGGGATCACTAATGCGATCATCCTTAATACTGGCTCCCAACCGTCGGCAATATATCAGCAAAGCGATGAGTCTTCAAGAGTCAGGCTGCTTTTACAGATGAATGGAGTTCCGACCGTGGTTTACGACCACCTTCCGTTCAACCCAATGAATATCGGAAGCCCTAAATATTCCCGCCTTCCACTTCAGAAGTATCGCGCCCACAACTGGCATTCTTGGGGATATCCTGAACGCTCACCTTATGGATCGATTTATACATCCATCAGCTGTCCATTTCACTGTGACTTTTGTTGCATTCATTCATTTTATAACCATCCTTACCAGGTGCGGGAAGTGATGGACGTGCTTGAGGACGCGGTACAACTGCGTCGCCTCGGGATCACTCACGTGAAAATAATGGATGAACTTTTCGCAATAAAAGGAGCACACTTGAAGGAATTAAGCAGGGAACTGAATTTATTAAATCTCGGTCTTAATATGTGGGGATATGCCCGAATTGATACCGTAGACGAAGAATCGCTCCGGGCATGCAAGGCCATGGGCGTGAATTGGCTGGCGTACGGAATTGAAAGCGCTGACCGGGAAACCCGGCAAAAATCAGGGAAAGGTAAATTCACGAATGAAGATATCCGTCAAGTGGTTGATATGACAAAAGACTGCGGGATAAACGTCGTCGGTAATTTCATTTTTGGATTCGCTGATGATGACTGGGGATCGATGCAAAGGACACTCGACTTCGCGCAAGAACTCAACTGCGAATATTCGAATTTTTATTGCATGACGCCATACCCCACATCCAAAATTTCCGAAGGGACCCCGACGCAATCCCCTGCATCTTATGCCCAATATTCAAAAGATTTCAAACCGATGGCAACCCGGTTCCGCAGTGGGGAAGATGTTCGAGAGTTTCGGGATCGAGCATTCAAAACATATTATCAGAACTTTGGATATCTGCATTCGATTCAAGAAAAATTTGGGAAAAATGTAGTCGAGCAGATTAATGCCATGACTGCTATCGATATTGTGAGGGACAAATGAACATTCTTCTAAACGAATTCCAGCTCGAAATGCCGGGGGGGGCGACATATCTTCCGTATGCAAGCGGACTGCTCGCGGCTTATGCGCAAAAGAACAGCGCAATCCGAGACTTAAGATTTTATTTCAATGAACAAGATTCATGCCGAAAGCATATGGACGCCAGGGGATATTCAGTTAGCCAATGGAACCTTAATCGTTCTCTTCAAGATGCGGAGCAATATCCAAATTCAAGAATAGTTTTCGGTGGCCCATCTTCAAGTGAGGTCAAAGACTATCCTGCCATCATCGGCGAGGGGGAATATGCCTTCGCGAAGTGGCTGGACACCGGGTCCCTTCTCTCCCTCCCCTACGCCTTGCCAAATATTGACGATATCCCATCCCCCTACACAACGGGCCTGTTTGAGGGCCTAGTAGGCCCACAGAGCCAAGCCATCGTCGAAACCGTTCGAGGCTGCCCCTTTGGCTGCGCATATTGCGCCTGGGGCAAGGGCGGCAAGGCCGGGAAAAATGTGAGAATGCACTCACTGGCCTATGTCCAGGAAGAGGCCGAATGGATGGGGATAAATAAAATTAAATATGTTTTCTGTGCTGACGGGAATTTTGGGATGTTTACCCGTGATGTTCAAGTCGCAAAAATATACGCGGACGTCAAACGAAAATATGGTTATCCCGAACGGTTCCGCGTATGTTTCGGCAAGAACGCAGAAGAGAGTATTTTCGAGACTGCGAGTATTTTGGCAGAAGCCGGACTCATTAAGGCCGTAACGCTCTCACGTCAATCCACTAATCCTATCGCGCTCGCATCAGTAGGCCGCGGGAACGTTTCACAGCAGACATTCGACCGTCTGCAAGATCGATATGCCGAAACAGGGATCCCAACTTACTCCGAACTAATCCTTGGCCTACCTGGAGAAACATATGAGTCATGGAAGCAAAGCATCATTGATTCTATGCGGCGGGAAACGCAGCTTTTCCTTTATCCCCTTTCAGCGCTTCCGGGATCACGGCTTAATGAGATTGACTACCGTATGGCTTACGGCATCCGCACCAGGCGAGTGTTGTTGACCCCCGCGCATTGCATCCCGCCCGCTGTCGCTGAATATGAGGATATCGTAGTCGAGACAAATACACTCGACCCAGAAGAATGGCGAAAGGCGATGGTATTGGGATGGTTGGTACAGTTGTTTTATTCATTCAAGTTAATGTCCGAAACTCCCGAAAGCATAGTGGTTGCTTGTGAGGCCGTAGCCGACCCTTCTAATCTAGCCGACGATCCTCAACTTCAAGCGATCGTCACGAGATTTTACGAAATAGCCGATGGAATGTTAGCGGGTAAAGGACGATGTATTCAGGACGACTTTTGGGGGCCATGTTATTGGGAGCCGGAGGAATGGGCATATTTAGAGCTTTGCCGTTCGAATAATCCAGAAGTGGCAGCAGATGATCCAGAAAAATTCGCAACGATGGCGTTACTTTATGCAAGAAAATCAAACATGAAACGTAATTTAACGACGGTGGAATAGAGAAAGGAGCAAAAATGAGAAGCGTTATTAAAAATCCAGAAATCATTTCAGAACTCAAAGGGCTTTACATCAAGAAGGGAATATTGAGCCCCGCAGATGTTGTCAGCATGGCAAGGAACCCAAAATCCGCGCTACATGATTCTTTCGAATGGGATGATTCAAGGGCGGCAGAAGCATATCGAATTGATCAAGCGCGTGGAATTCTTCAAATTGTTGTCGAGTATTTGCCAAGTGCGCCAGATATTATGAGCCGGGTATTTATATCCATCTCAGATGATGCAAATAACGGCGGCGGATATCGAGCAATGGTTGATGTCCTCAACGATAAAGATATGCGGAAAACGTTAGTTATGGACGCGCTTAATGAACTTCAAAAATTTGAGCATCAATATAAAGCAATCAAAGAACTCGTATTGATATTCTCAGCCATAAAAAAAACACGTCGCAGGCTGGGAGTGGCACGGTAAGGCCTGGCCCGGCGGGGCGAGGCGGGGCAGGCGAGGCTGGGCTAGGCGAGGCTGGGCTAGGCAAGGCAGGCTGGGCTAGGCAAGGCGTGGCGTGGCAGGGCAAGGCAAGGCAGGCAAGGCAAGGCTCGGCGAGGCAGGCAAGGCAAGGCAGGGCAAGGCATGGCAGGGCAAGGCATGGCAAGGCAGGCAAGGAAAAAAAACAACAAACAAAAAAGGAGAATCACAATGGAAACCAAAACAGTTCAAATCAAACCACCGAACATTAAGACAATTGTTTTTGAAATCAAAGGTACTGCA